ACAACAGCAGTCTGAAGCTTATTCTTTGCACCAATAGGTATTGCGTCTGGTGGCGGACATGGCAGTTCTGCCTCTACATTTGGAATGTCAGACGCTGGAGGAACGTCTGGCGAAGGGGACTTAGCCGGTTGCTTGTCAGCCGGTTTTTTCTTTGCGCCTGGTGTTGGCGTTTTTGCTGCTCCATACGTCAACGTGCCAGGTGTGAAATCCATTGCGTCGTATGACGGCATCGTGCTGCCATCACACACCACAAAATTGCCCTTTGGGTCGTTGTCATAAGCACTTGGATTGCCAGGCTGTGTGTTCCTGGTCTCAACACAGCCAGGTATTTCAGCTACTGGGAACCCCAGCATTAACGTAATTGGTGGCTCTTGCGGAAGGCTTTGCGGCGGGATAGTTCTCCAAGCTGGTATTTCTGGGACGCCAATGCGCCCCACACCAATCTCAGGGATTTCAGGCATTACGCCAAACTAGAACGGCGATGTAGGCAGCTCAATTGCTGGACCTGTAGCTGATGGCAATTCAGGCATCACTTCATCGATTTCAACAGGCACTACGTCAGTGACCATCTTGGTTAGCTCAGTCTGCAGCTCACCCATGTAGTGCTTGGTGATTGATGGAATGCGGGTGTAAAGCATCACCGATCCAACAACCATGCCTGCTGACATCACGAATGATGCAACGGACAGAACGTTAAAAACTTTTTGCATGATGAAAGTCCAAAAAAAATACCCTTCCTTGGTGTGAGTCAAGAAAGGGCGGGTCTCTTCCGATTAAAGGCTAGCTCAGAAGCTGTACTTCACGCCAAACTTAGAACCGACAGAAGGATCTTCGTCTGCAGTGATGAAGCTCAGTTCGCCATAAACGCCAAAACGCTCTGTTGCTTGAACGTTGCCGCCAATTTTGCCGGACAGTTCAAACTCACCGTCTTCGCCTTGTGGTGACACAAATGCTGGCCCGCCTTGCACGTAATAGCTGTAAACGCCTTCGCCGCCTTCAAATCCAACGGCAAAATCTGTAACAGCGCCTAGGTAGTCGCCGCCTGAATAACCAGCGTTGTTCTCAACGTTGACATAAGGGCCTGCCAAGGCAGCTGAACCAGCGAGAACACCAGAAACAGCTACTGCGAATGCTTTGATCATTTGTAGAAGGGGTTGAGTTTTCTTGGACCAGATTAGCTGGCCCAGTCAATGGACAGTTTTGGATGTGATCTACACGATCAGTTTTCATCCGTTCCAGGGAACGTGGAAAAGTGACGCTTATGCAGTCCGGTATAAAGACCGCGTTGTGGATGATCTGGATCGTCGCGCTTTTCTAGCTTGTAAAGCATTTCAAGCCAAATCAGGCGATTGTTCATCGCAACTAAATCTTCTGCCCCTGGCTTGCAGGGGATCATTGGATCAGGTCTAGCAGTCACGTCGTTCGTCTTCGTAAAGGTCATCGTCTGGATTAAACGCCAGAACAAGAGCTGTCAATACAACCCCAGTCAGCGCACCAAAAATAAAGGTCATCAGGCTGACCAAGGAAGGCCAGTGCCTGTTGTTGGAGTGCGCTTTTCAGTAAGTTGATTGTCCAAAGCAGCATGGATTTCTGCAACCTTGTCTGCACCACCGATTGCAGCCTGTGCCCAAGAAATAGCTTGCGCTTNAGTCACCTTGTCATAAGCAATCATGCTGTCTGATTCAGCGGCTTCCAATCCGACTGAGCCATACGCGCCAGCGNAATAAACGCCATCCTCAGTTGTGGCATTAACGGTGTAATGCAATGTCGAAATCATTCCGTCTGACAAGTTGCGGTCGCACTGGCTGACTTTCCAGGTGTAGGTGTTTGCCATGAAATAAAAGCAATGAAGTGAGTTTAACTGCAGAGCCCCGCGTTGCCACGGGGCGGGATGCCGCTAGGCGATACCAGCATCAGTCAGACGCTGTTCAAGGGTTTCGATTTTTGCGATTGCTTCTTGAAGTGCAGCAGTTAGTAATGGAACAAGTTTGGATTGGTCGATTCCTTGCATTCTTTCACCATCCTTTTCACCTGTTACAGCTTCAGGTACAACAGTTTGTGCCTCATGAGCAATAAAACCATCAACTGTCTTTTTAGTGTCAACAATAAAATTAAAACGTTTTGGTAAAAGTTTTTTGACACGAGTAATGCCGTCAGTAATCTCAATAATATTTTCTTTAAGTCTATAATCAGAGCTGGTTTCAAAAGAAGTACTTGCACCTTTGTAAACTATTCCACCGACATAAGACCCGACGGAGTACAAAGCCAATGCGTCCCTGTCTGAACTTGTGTTTTTAACTAAATTGATTCTGCCAGCATTCCCACCTGAATTTTGAATATTTGCACCAGGGACGCTGGCCGTGAAAGAAGTGCATCCGACAAAAAGCACACCCGAGCTGTCGATTCGTATCCGCTCGTTAGGGCTATTCCCATCATTTCCATCATTAGTGTGAAAAGTTAACACGCCTTTTTGATCATCAGAAGATCCGTCGTGCGAAGATTGCACACTAGCAAGAGTTGATACTTCTGATCCGCTTTGCGTGCCCCTAAATAATATTTTGTTGTATCGGTTGCCAGCAGCATCACTTGGGCTTGTATTCGTAATTGATAAAGAGTTTGTATTACTGCCGCCAGCAATTTCTAACAAAGCACTGCTTAATAAAGAAGAAGATGTCCCAATCAGCAGCCTGCCGTTGCCGTCGAGTCGCATCCGCTCAGTGCCATTGCTACCACCTGTTTTAAATCCAAGCTCAGCACCACCAGTCGCTGGGTGTGCAGCGATGATATGTGCAACAGCACTTTCGCTTGAAAATTTTAAGTAATCACTTGTCGCGGAGTTTAATCGGATTGAAGTAGTACTGCCCAAGGCAGTGCCAATTTCTAAATTTGCGGTTGGGCTTGTATTTTCAATACCAACATTGCCCGAGCCTTCAACATAGAAAATGCTGCCAGTGTTATTAAGCACATTAAGCAGTGCAGATGTGTTTCCAGGGCCTCTTGCATGTTCAATCTTAAATAAATCACCGGTGTTGTTAGTTGCTCCGCCCTGATCACACTTAAAATAAAAATGTGGGTTGTTATTCGTGCCACTGACTGCATGAACACGCCCAGTGGGTGACGTTATCCCTACGCCAACATTCCCCGAGCTGTCGATTTGCATCGCCTCATTCAAGCCTGAAACAGAACTTGAATCAGCGCCAATATAGAATCTAAGGGCAGAGTTCCCTGCCATCCCAATAGCAGATTCAAAGTTGCCTGAGGCAGTTCTTTGGAAAGCAAGAGCAGGCGCATCATTGGCGCTAATAGTTAATTGAGCATCAGAAAGTGGTGCCGAAGTCCCGATGCCCACATTTCCCGAGCTGTCAATACGCATTTTCTCATTATCTTGAATGCCAAACTGCATACTTTGATCTGTGTGATTAACAGTGATAAAGCCTGCATTTCTTTCAGCAGCCGAACCACTTCCGTCTGAAAATTGTATTAACGAAGAAGCATCGCTTGCGCCGTGAATAACGCAAGAAGCACTTTCGCCACTCCCTGAACGTTGAAGAACAAGCTTTGCATTATTCCCGAAAGGAGAAGGATCGGTGCTCCCAATCCCAACTCTGCCCGAGCTGTCAACAGTTACGCGCTGCGTTCCAGCAGTTGTGATTGCTACTTGATCCCCAGCAGGTGAGAAAACACCTGTGTTTGTATCACTTGCAAAGTAAATACTTGGGGCGGCTGCAGTGCCTAGCGGGAAACTAATCTTTCCATTTGCACTAATCAAACCAGTGGTTGCCAGTGTTGAATCAAGCGTTACTCCACCCGTGACATCTAACGTTCCAGGAACATCAACGTTGCTCGTAAATTCAACGCCTGATCCGCCAGCATCAGTTTGCAGTAGTTGACGCGCAGTGCCGTTTGCAAGCTTGCTAACTGCAATCTCAGCAGAAGCATTGATGTCGGCATTAACGATCGTTCCATCCAGCAGCATCGTGCTAGTGACCGTTCCAGTGTCACCCGTTGTAATAACAGTGCCGGTCACATTTGGCAGTGTGATCGTGCGATCAGCAGTCGGATTTGTGACTGCCAAAGTTGTCTCATGGTCATCAGCAGCACTGCCTTCAAAAACAACATCAACGCCAGTGCCTAAATTTAAGTTGCCGGTCATTGTGCCGCCAGCTAACTGAAGCTTTTCTGTGTCAAGCTCTTGCAAAGCAGACTGCACATTTGTAGCAATAATGTTGCCTGCAGCTACAACAGAAATATTCGATGCAGTTTGCCCGGCGATCGCATTACTTACATCGATTAATGAGTACTCGGAGCCGACCCCCTGCGACAGCAGCATGTCTGGGGGCGCAAGAGCAACTGCCGGAGCTGCTCCACTACCCGTTCCACTAATGGAAACAACCACATAGTGATTCAGGTTTGTTCCTGTAGGGGCAGGCAAGGCAGCGCCTGCCGTAAATCCAGCCGATGAACCTGCTGTTGTGACAGTTGAAAGCAGGTTCGTGTTTGCGTTATAAACACCAGCATTCACCAAGTTGCCGGTTAACAGCGTGATTGGGACGTAAGCAGACCCGGTATAGATATAAAGATCAGCCGTCGTCTCGTCGTAGAAGAACTGTCCCTTGTAATCACCAGAAGGGAAAATTGTGACGTTGTCGCTGCCAAGCGCACCGCCAAATTTAGTAGTCGCTTGATCGGCTAACTTAACGCCGGTAACAGCAGAGTTAGCAAGAATTGAGGTAGGGATTGTTCCTGAAGTCAGCTTTGCTGCTGAGTGATCAGGAATATCGCTGGCTAACAGTGTCGTTCCAGCAGACACCAAACCTTGGGCCGTAACTGTCACTTTCGTGTAAGTGTCAGCCGCAACAGTGTTGTTGACACTTAGGTTGCCGCTTACGTCAACAGTTAACCCGTCGCCAGGAATAACCGCCCCACGAGCAGAAGCCGTTGCAATAGGAAGATCACTTGAAACCAGCGTTCGACCGCCTGTGATCAAACCATTTGTGTCATAGGTAACGACGTGATGCGTTCCACTAGAGGTGACAGCGTTGTTGATCTCAATGGTGTCGCCATCCATGATGAGACCATTGCCGTTGACGACAACACCGCCTTTTGCGCTTGTCGTTGCTGTAGGCAAATCACTGCCGACAACTGTTCTATAACCAACGACGCCACCGCTTCCAGTAGGACCAGCAAGAAACTGTGCTGCTGATGTTGTGTTGTCAATTGTTGCGCTTAAAGTTGCAGTGTCGCCACTAACAGTGCTGACAATATTGATTTCGCCAGTGGTGCTCCCAGCAACAGTATTGACAGACCCGGCAGCTTTTAAGTTTTGCCAGCTAGAACCGTCGTACAAATAAAGCTTGTTGTCATCAGTATCAAAAGCAAGCTGACCAGTGAACGCCCCAGCACTGGGGAGCGTTGTCACCAAATCAACTGTTGATTCATTGGCAAGCTTGTCGGCGGTAATTGCGTCGTTATTGACTTTGGCCGTCGTAACCGCTAAATCCGCTAAGGCTGCTGTTGCAATATCGCCAGCAGCAAACAGGATCTTTGCGCCAGGGATAGCGTCGTCACTGATTACGGTGACGCCGTTAGCAATTAGGTCTGCAACCGTGATTTTCTTGGTTTCACTGGCTGAGTCATCAACAATCGCCAGTTCATCGGCTGCGACTAAGTTTCCCCCAGCTAGGGCGGCAAGTTCACTGATTTTTAGATCAGCCATGAGCTTTGGCCCTCCTGGGCTTAAATGTCGGAACTTTCAAGCATCAGTTTAGCTGTGCCATCCTGATCCAAGAGTATGTCATCACTATTCTCCTGCAAGACAGCTTGAGAAGGCGTCAGGCTCACCTTTAAATCTACGCTTCCAGTCGTTACAAAATCAGCGGAAAGCTCCACAATGCTTGCCGGAGAAAACTGCATTGCACAAGCAGTTAAAACACCCGTAAACTCGTACCAAATTTCATCGTTTGCAGCCTCAGCGACCCCGCTTGGGTTATAGCCAGGGGATTTTAAATAAAATCTTGCCTTAAATTGAGCCCCAACTTTTGTCCGCAACGCCAGTTGCACTAAGTATTGGGGCAATTCGTTAACAGTGTCGCCTCTGTATTCCCATTCACAAGCCATTCTGCCAGACCCAGAAAGCAAAGTCCCAATACGGCTGCGAAAGTCGTCTGACAATGTTGTGGTGTCAACAGTTTCCCGCTCAGTGTTTAGCTCGTAGCTCTTGACTCGGGCTAACAATCTAAAATCATTGCTTTCAACTTTAACCTGAATAGGAATGGTTGAAGCAGGGGTCGCCAATGCGGTTGCATTTGTTGGCCCGCCATTAATTGCATTAGCAAAAGTGTCATAAAGCCGAACGCCATCAAGGTCATCAATGTGCAAAAACTTTTTAACGCTGCTTTTGCTGTATCCAGAGATAAACGATAATGCTGCCCCGTTTGTGCTTTTAATTTCAACCTGATCGCCAGTCAACAACTGACCATGTTGGAAATCAAAACTAAACCGCTTGCGCGTCACATTTACATCACTGGTGTTAACAGTCGAAACCAACTCTCCTGCTTCAAATTGTCTTTGCAGTTCAACCCTGCCAAACGTTCCTAAATAGACGCTCATTAGATCGAAACTGCAGAAAGAGCACCAGTGCCGACAAACGAAATTTCAGCGCGTGCCAGATCAGCAGTAGCAGCACCAATGCTGGCGCTTGTTACATATGCAGTCATTTTGATGTCGTTGTTGTCCGTTCCATCGTTCCATCGAAACGTCAAAACAACGGTGTCACTAGAGGAAACGCCTGCTGTGCCAGTCTTTACAAGCTTATTTAGCAAACTGCTGGTGTTGATGCTGCCGTTATCTGCCTTGTAATACAACAGAGTTGCGCTGCCGGAGTAGCCCAAAATGCCTGGGCTATAGCTACGAAGATTTTCACCTAACGTTGTCGTCTCAAGCGTTTCTAGGCTTGATTGGACAGAAAAGCTGATGACCTTGGCAAGGGTCGAGCCGTTGACCTGCATGGTCCCATCTCTGCCGCTGTAAACCTTTGCCATTAGGTCAGCACGCCGATCAGATTCACTGTAACAGTGCTTACCCCTGGTCGCACCTGTACTTGCTGTGGGGCGCTTTCATACCTCCATCGATTGCCAGAGTTAGCAGCGCCTAGGTCTCTCTTGTGTCCAGCCCAACCCAGCCTAGTGTTGTCGGCAATTTCAAAAGTGCTAAACGTTCCAGTGGTCTCAGAATCAAAATGGATCAGAAACAACGCAGCATTTGCGTCTGTGATGTTTGAGTACGTCAAAGACAGTTTCATGTTGGTGCGCTTGTCCCCGTACAGAATCCTTGTCTCCGCGCCACTCTGTGCCTTAAAAGTCTTTACCGGATAGTCGCCCGACTCAAACGAACGACTTGTGGGAACCAGGTTTGGGAAAGCCATTAGAAGATTTTAAAACTGCCGTTAACGATGGAATCCACCAACTTGCTGCGCCCGTCTGAGAAACAAGGGTGCTCAGAAGCAACAATATCAACCGTGCCCTCTTGGGAGAAGGTTAGTTGCTCTACAACGTAGACGTTCTGCGAAACGCTGTCGTCAATCATTGCAAACACTGAACTAGCAAAGGTGCTTTCAGAAACGGTTTTATTGCTAACCGTCATAACGCCATCCTGCACGTCTTCTGAATCAGCTTTGAAATAACTGACTCTGTACTGACCATCTGCAAAGTCAGTCAGGCTTGTAACCGCTCCGGCGGCATTGATCGTTCCGTTTCTTGTGCTGCTGTATGGGCTTGAACGAGTAGCCACTTTTATGTAGTCACCTGCCGTGAGATCTAGCCCGTCCAATGTTGTTGAAAAACTAATCGTATGCGTAACTAGCCTGCGCAGACTTAAGAAATATTTAGCCACCATTATTGCGTGATGCTCAGAAGTGCAGAAAGTTGTTAAGTCAAATTGCTCCTGGGGTAGCAGCTCGACTCTTGGGTCTGAATAGCCGCTGCCTGTGCCTTTTACAGTCACTGCTTTTTCTTCAGGTAGCTTGTTAGGGCTTTCTTTGCGATAACGAACGATTGCTTGGAACGTTCGTCGTTCTTCTCCTCCAAGATATTCAACCTTGTAGCTATCCTCCAAGATGTTGCCTTCGGTAAACAACTGCTTAATACGCACAGCTCCCTGGTTAAATTGCCCAAGGTTGTTGACAGGAAAAGCAGGTTTTAAAGAAAACTTTCCATCAGTTATAACAAAATTACATAAGAAATACGGGGCAACGTCTGAAATGAATTGGCGAAGGTTTGTTCTTTCAGTTATCGGACCATTGAAGAACAGTTTCTGATTGTATAAAAATTGAGACGTTGCCTCCATGTCGCTCTTGTCAACCAAGAAAGGATCGCCTGCAGTCATGCCCAGCAGTCCGCCAGCCCCACCCATTTGGTTAGTAAGCAAGTAATAGACAAGATCAGTCAGAAGGTTGCTAGGGCCAGTGGCAAAGCCATCCTCATAGGCTGTTTGTTTGTTTGGATGTAACCGCTCCACCGGAATGCCTTCAGCTAGCCAACAACGCAACTGATCAAGCTGGCTAAAGTTACGACCCGCTTTGAGTGACAACCCTGCAAGCGTCAAATCATTCATGGCAGGGGGTTGTTCGTTTTCGTACTCTTGAATTTCATTAACGTAAACAATCTGATGCTCAGGAGAGTTTGCGTTAGATTTTTCAACAAGATCTCGATAATGACTAATGTCTGTGTATTGTGTTTGCTCTGCAAATTCAAAATCACCTTTTTCTACGGCAGGTAAATCTGTGTCTACCGACTTAAGGTTTGTAACTACATAGTCAACGCCAGCTACATCGTAAACAGTTCGATAAGGATTGGAAGCAGTTATGTTTACTGTTTCCCGAAAAGAATCATTTATTTGTATATTGTTTGTCGTAAACCCATCTATAACGACTGTCATTTGTGGGGTGCTCCATCCTATTGTTTCATTAAGTTGATACCCAGCATCTAATTTTTTAACCGTGGCTTTTAATTTTAGCCTAAGTTTTTTAGACGAATCAACTCTGTGCGTCAGGCTTTTTGTTATTTCTTTTGTTGTGCCAACAGGAAAAGATCTGGCATCCCCAAATAGCACATATCGATAGCCCTGCGCTCTGCCGTGATATGTATCAATTACTTCAAGGTCAGTAATGTTATACCGTTGACCGGATGACTTCATAATTCCATTTGGATGGTTTGCAACAAAAGGATTAGTTGCCGGATACTGCCCACCCGAAATGGAACTGCTGTTAAGGATATCTGTTCTGTCTTGTCCTCTTTTAATATCAACTACTGAGTTGCCTTGATCTCTTTTTTTAGAAAAACCAGGGCCGCTGCTAATGATTTCTGCTGTTTCAACAACCCATGTTGTTTGCTGTCCGTTTTGTACTTTTGCATAATGATCGTTAGGAAGCAAGTCTTTTCGCAGTTTCCACGCAACGACCATCCATTTCTCATGATTGTTGTTGTGGTATTCAGTTGTTTTAAATGTCTTGGACCAACCAACTCGAATGGTGTCTGCGTCTGAATTGCCGTATAAAGCATAAGTAAACGCGCCAGTCTTGCCTCCTTTAACAAAGGGATCATTTCCATTTATATCAAAAGCAATGTTTGCCTGTCTATCCAGTATCCCAGCAGCGGATCTGCCGCCTATAGGCTCAGGACGGTTGTCCCCTTTAATGACAGTTTCAGGAATTTTGTTAGTTACACTACCCGCAATTGTTCTAAAATTTTTCAAAAACTCTTTGTTTTTTGTTATTAACGATTTTGTAGTTTGACCGCCCGGAGTTGTAATTTTCATTCTTCCAATAACAGGAACATTGACATCTGTTGTTATGCTATTACTTGCATTATTTTTTCCAGGTTCGGACATGTCAAGAATTACGGTATTTTCATTGAGCCCTCGCAATTCCGACCCAGACAATTGAGCGAATTGAAATTCAAGCTCCGCCTCTCCAAGATCTGAGTTTTCAAATCGAATAAACGTATATTGAGCAACAGGGCGATGACCTCTAATTGCGAAATACAGTGGAATTAAATTAAAAGCTAAATTATCCGATCCAACCTGTCTTACAAAGACTCGAAAAACCGATGTTCTAACAATATAAGAATTAATACGTCCAGTCTTTACTTGTAAGTTGTCTTCGTCGTACTCGTTGGTTTCATCAACAGTAGGCAGCCCTGAAAAAGCACACAGACCTTTTAGGTTTTGAAAAACAGTGCTTTTGATGCCTATCTCCGTTGCTATCGCCGGGCGGTTATTACGCACCACGCCAATGGCAACTTTAGTGATCGGCCAAAAAGCTTCGCCAATAGTTTGAGGGCCATCAGAATCTTCAAATGTATCGCCTATGTATCCATCTTTAGGCTCTAGTGCAGAATCTAAACTTACAATGCCAATTGTCTTTTCTAAAGATAAACCAGTATCAATACACGTTAACTCAATTCTTTGGTCTTGAGGATTTGGCGCATCAGGAGCAAAACGTGGCCTGCTGCGCGAGGTTACCTTCCAAATACAACCGCCAATTTGGAATTGTTCCCCCAAACGCATTGCATCATCAGCGGCAAATTGCGCAGAACGAACAGCACTATTAATGTCAGAAACACTTTCGCCCTTCCCATCAACTAGGTACAGATCATCATCAATTGATTCGCGGCAAATTCTAAACTGCACAACATCGCCATTCCTAATGCTTGCAACTGTTTTGCGCAAATCTGACGAGCTTGCTGTTTCAACCCCGCCACTTTTTGTTCTTTCAAGCCTAATAATGCCCATGCGTGGGCTGTAATTACGTCCCATGCCTTGCTGGCCTTTTCGTGCAACTTGATTGATTTGATTTTTGTCTCCATTGCTGCCTCCTTTTCTTCTAACTTCGTTGTTATCGCCCGCAATCTTGACGCGAGCTAAAGTCTGCGTTCTTTTGGCATCCTCTGTTTGATCTACTGGTATTGAAATAATCTCATAGTTCAACCGGTAGCCAGTGCCGTTTGCAATTGGATCGTAAACGCCAAATTCTGTATTGTTTGCAGGAGAAAACGCATGGCAGAATGCAACTTGCTTTGGCCCGTCAGGCGTAGGACAAATAAAGACTTC